GACTACACATGACCGTAGGGCGGGTCTGCTACTCTGGGTGGAGTATAGGGGTAACTATGTGGATAACTGAATCAACTTTCAACTATCTAGACCCCCCACCCCCTATATACGACAGGAGGGGTAACTAATATGATCATCTATTACAAGCATTGATATTTTCATTCAAATGTATTATTGTTCGGGCATGAACTTTGAATCTTTACCAAAAGAAGTGTTACAAGAAGTCCTGTTACTAGAAGAACAGCACAAGCGACTTGAAACTCGTGATCTTGCTCAAACTAAATTTCTGTCCTATGCAAAGCATGTATATGAGGGTTTTATTGAAGGCAGACATCACAGGGTCATTGCTGAAAAGCTCGAGGACATTGCATCGGGTAACTTGAAGCGTTTGATCATCAACATGCCTCCTAGACACTCGAAGTCAGAATTAGCCTCATATTTAATGCCTTCGTGGTTCCTGGGTCGTAATCCTAAATTAAAAATCATTCAAGCTACAATGAACACGGAACTTGCTGTTAGGTTTGGTAGAAAAGTCAGGGATTTAATTGCTGATCCTATATATGCAGAAATATTTCCAAAAACGGATTTAAAACCGGATAGTCAGGCAGCGGGTAGATGGGAGACTAGTGCGGGGGGCGAGTATTTTGCTGCTGGTGTTGGTGCTGCGATGACAGGTCGTGGAGCGGATTTATTAATCATTGATGATCCGCACTCGGAACAAGATGCATTATCCTCGACTGCCTATGACAATACATATGAGTGGTACACATCTGGACCGAGACAGAGATTACAACCGGGGGGTACCATCATTATTGTGCAGACAAGATGGTCTAAGAAGGATTTAACTGGACGTTTAGTTCAGAATATGGCAATGGATAGTATGTCGGATCAATGGGAGGTAATTGAATTCCCAGCTATATTACCTAGTGATAAACCATTATGGCCCGAGTTTTGGAACGTGGACGAATTGTTGAAGGTGAAGGCTTCACTGTCCCCGGTCAAGTGGAATGCGCAGTGGCAGCAGAATCCTACATCTGAAGCTGTTGCGATGATAAAGAGGGAATGGTGGCAGCCTTGGAAAAGGAAGGACATTCCGAAATTAGATTATATTATACAGAGTTACGATACGGCTTATAGTAAAAAAGAGACTGCCGATTATTCTGCTATTACGACTTGGGGTGTATTTGAGCCGAAGGAAGATGGGGATCAGCATATTATAATGTTGGACGCTATGAAGGGTAGATGGAATTTTCCGGAGTTAAAGGAGATTGCTGTAGAGCAGAATGAATATTGGGAACCTGATATGATTTTGATTGAGGCAAAAGCTTCTGGTCAACCGCTTGCGGATGAGTTAAGGTTACAGAACTTACCTGTTACTACATTTAGTCCTGGTAGACGAAAGGGTGGTGGTGGTGTAGATAAGACTGTGAGGATGCACATTGTATCCCCTATATTCGAGTCGGGGAAAGTGTGGTATCCTGAAGATGAGGATTTTGCAGAAGACGTTATTGAAGAGGTTGCATCTTTTCCAATGGGCGACCATGACGATTATTGTGATAGTATGACGATGGCAGTTATGCGTTTTAGACAAGGTGGCTTTATAGATTTAAAAGGTGAAGAGATACCGGAAAATTGGTATCCTCGTAGAGCAAGGGAATATTATTAATGAGTGCTAGTGCATTTACAAGACTTTTTGGAGAAGAAGCTGTAAAAAGAACAGTAAAAGGAATAGTCGGAAAAACAGTAGAGCTTTCAGATGGTACAAAAGCCACTGTTAGAGATGTTATAAATATAAAAGGTGGTACTGGTAACACTATTTCAAAAAGATATAAGCTAGAAGATAAGAATGGAAATTTTTTAAAAACAGTTACGGAAGACGAAATTAAACTAAGCTCTGGTAGATCAAGTCAATCAGCCGTTAACCGACAAGCAGATATTGACAAAACAAAAGGATCAAAACCTGTGCCTGAGAGACAGAAGACAGCTCAGAAGATACAAGGTTTCAAAAAGATGATAGATCAAGGTCAAGTAAACACAACAGATGATGTGAAAAGGCTTTTTCCTGGTGATGAAAATAGAGAGTTTAGAAATTTTGTTTATAAAAACTACAATAAAATAACTGAAAACACTATTAATAAAGGTAAACCATTAAAGAAATCTCTTTCGGACGCACAAAAACAAAAACAACTCGCTCAAAAACAAAAATTAGAAGACCAGAAAAAGGTTATCTATGAGCAACCAGTTAAGAAGCAACAAAACATTGTGCAGGGAGTAAATAAACAACAACGAGCGGCACAAGAAGCATCGGATAGAGTTGAAGCTGCAAGAAAAAGACTTCAAGAGAGAAGTAGTAATAGAGCAAAAGGTGGTGTAATAAGAGCCAACCAAGGAGCTTTTCTGGATATTCAAAATAATTTTTCAAGTAGAATGTTACCGGGTAAAAAACGAACAACGAGGATATACTAATGGCAGAACCTAGAGAAATAGCAGGAATGGTTGAAAGCTCAATGGGAGCAGGGGGTCAAATGATGCCCGAAGATGATTTAGAAATAGAAGTTGGTATAGATGATGGACAAGAGTTAATGCCAGAGGGTGTTGAGCTCATGGATGAAGAGGAAATAGAAGTTGAAGCGGAACAATATGATCATGGAGCCAATCTTGCAGAGGTTCTTGACGATTCAATTTTGGGAGAATTATCATCTGATCTACAGTCCAAGTTTCGTGAGGACATTGAGTCTAGGGAAGATTGGGAAGAAGCCATTGCAAAAGGATTAGGGTTACTTGGGATCAATTACGAAGATCGAAGTGAGCCCTTCTTAGGTGCCAGCGGTGTAACACACCCCTTATTATCAGAAGCTGTAACACAGTTTCAAGCGCAGAGTTATAAGGAGCTATTACCAAGTGGCGGTCCTGTAAAAGCACAGGTCCTTGGAACACCGACCAAGGAAACTGAAGATCAAGCCCAGCGTGTTGAAGATTTTATGAATTATCAAATTACAGAGATCATGGAGGAATATGACCCTGACACTGATCAAATGTTATTTTATCTGCCCTTAACTGGTTCTACCTTTAAGAAAGTATATTTTGACGAGACTAAGCAAAGGGCAGTTTCTAAATTTGTACCAGCCGAAGATATGGTTGTTCCCTACACAGCTTCTGATTTAAGAACAGCTGAGAGGGTTACGCATGTTGTTCGGATGACTTACAATGATATTCGCAAATTACAAGTAGCAGGAGTTTATAAAGATGTCGAATTATCTAGCTCAGATTATGACGAAGATGAGAGCAATATCCAAAGCCGTGCTGATGAGTTGTCAGGACTACGCCCAAATTATTCTGATGACACTTATACTTTATTGGAATGCCATGTTGATTTGGACTTGGAAGGTTTTGAAGACACGGATATGGAGGGGGAGTCTACGGGTATTATGTTGCCTTATATTGTCACCCTTGATCAGAGTTCTGGAAAAGTGTTATCTATTTCTAGAAACTTTAGAGAAGAAGACACATTAAAAAGAAAGAGGCAGCATTTTGTACACTTCAAATTTCTTCCGGGCTTTGGTTTTTATGGCTTTGGTTTGTTACATACAATCGGAGGCTTATCTCGTGCAGCCACTTCGATACTTAGGCAATTAATAGATGCAGGTACTTTATCAAATCTTCCAGCGGGTTTCAAAGCGAGGGGTGTCCGTATCCGTAATGATGATGAGCCTCTCAATCCTGGGGAGTTCAGAGATATCGATGTACCAGGGGGAGATCTCAAGAATTCCATTATCCCACTGCCATACAAAGAACCTTCAGCTACATTAGCACAGCTTTTAGGTGTTGTTGTTGATTCAGGAAAGCGATTTGCACAAGTTGCAGATGCTAAAATAGCTGATATGAACTCACAGGCACCTGTTGGAACGACTGTTGCGCTGATTGAACAGGGTTCAAAGATCATTTCTGCTATACATAAGCGTTTACATTACGCTCAAAAGCAAGAATTTCGTATGTTAGGTGAGATTTTTAGTGAAAATCCGGTTCCATACCCTTATTTTGTTGGAAATGTGCCTCCAGAGACTATGCAAAAGGATTTTGATGGTCGTGTGGACATACTTCCGGTGTCAGATCCTAATATTTTCTCTATGGCACAACGATTATCGCTTGCACAGACACAATTACAGATGGCTCAAGCAGCACCAGAGCTTCATAATTTGCGTGAAGCGTATAGAAGAATGTATGATGCACTAGATATTAAGAATATTGACGGTATTTTACCAGAACCACCACAACCACAACCAATGGATCCGGCAACAGAAAACGGCAATGCCTTAAAAGGTATGCCTGTCCAAGCTTTTCCACAACAGGATCATGAAGCACACGTTAGAGCTCATATTCCATTCTTAGCTAACCCTGCATCACAGGCAAATCCGCAAGGATATTTAATGTTACAGGCACATGTGCAAGAACATGTTGGTTTAATGGCTAGAGATCAGGTAACTACATTCTTCCAGAAATCTATGGAAGCGGCACAACAAGCAGGGCAACAACCACCTCCATTAGATCCGGATGCTGTTGAAGCAGCAATTGCTCAACAGATTGGTGAGATATTGAATGAGTTGTTACCAGAACTAGCACCGACTCCTCCAGAAGATCCTTTGGTTGAGATTAGAAAGAAAGAGCTTGAGAATGATACAGCGGAACTTCAACGTAAATCTATGAATGACCAAATGAATTTTCAAGTTGATTCAGCTAAGTTAGAACAGGCTTATCAATTAGCTCAAGAAAGACAGAAT